GCTTACACAAACACTTCAAGATTACTATCTATTACAATCGGGTGAGTTGAACGGAACACTTTCTTTGACCAACTATCGTGGTGCCTTAATAGGTAACAAGAAAGCGACAAAGAATAGGGTACTGACTGTATTACCGAGAGAAGATCAGATGATTTTCAATCCTGTGACAGGGAGGTATGAAGACACACGTCTGTATCAACCCAACATCGGTGTATTAAATAACAATTTAAGACTTGTCGATGAAAGTGATAAACTTCTAGATAAGGATAAAGAGTTCATTAATAGCTTTATTTCAGGCTTATCCGAAAAGATGAGTGCCAACGAAAGAGCTGTGATCACAGATAATCTAAGAGTCACATTCGGTCGTCAACGTGAAAATAAAGAACTTTGGGGAAACTTCAAAGCCGTCACACAGGGTCAGATTAAATTTGATGTCATGAACGTATCTGATGCCATTGAAACTCAGATACGTAAAGACATAGATCCGCTTAAGAGATTATTACAAGATAATTATATAGATCCGATTCTTGGACCGACACAACTTCAAGATCTTTCAGATAACTTTATTTCAAATATTACTGCACGTAATGGTTGGGAAGATACTGTCGCTCCCAAGATTTCAAGAGAATTGAGAAATGTATTTGACTATAAAATTCCTTTGGTATTGAAACAAAGACTGAGTGATCAGGATTTACAACAATTCTATTTAAGATTTGCGCATAGATTGAGTATGGCGGATATGCCCGACAGAGATCAGTTCGCTGTAGCACTAGGTCGTGATCTATATAATATGGCTAACCTTAATGGATCAAGAAGCACTTGGTACAGTACAGGTATGAAACTTCTTGAATCCAAAAATGTAAATAAGTTTTTCGAAATTGAAACATACGGTGTTCAAAAAAGAAGAATGAAAAGTCGTCTGAGTGGACAACTCTTCGGTCCATACTACGACTCATTATCTTTCAATATAAGAGTGACCGATCCTCGTATTCAAGAATACTCACAACTCGTAAGAAAAGTTGATGTGGGTCTTCGTGTAGGTGTTACAACCAAAAAGAATAAACTAATATTTAGAGAAGGTTACAAAACATATTTTGTCGATCGTGGTGTATTGGGGCTTGAAGATACAAGAATACCGATAACATCGACAAGCAGTTTCAGTGATTTTCCCGAAGAACTTGTGGATAAAAATATGGTTGATGCTTTGAATTGGGCATCAAAAACAGAATACAAGGTTGATCAAGACTTTTATGATTTCACGAAAAAGCTTTTATATTTTCAAGATGATCGAGGTAATGCTCAAAAGTATAATGATTTAAATGAATATCGTAAATATATATCATCGAGAGGAGATGCGTATGAAAGATTTAAAGCGATGGATTGGTTACGTAAATCTGATAGTGCTTTTGCTAACCATGCCTTTGTTGATCATCGAGCTAGGATATATGATCGAGGTCTCATATCTCCTCAATCTGGAGAGACTTTCAGACCCTTTCTTAACACAGCTGTATCGAAAAATTTTAGTCCTGAAGACTATTCCAACTTTCGAGATCAGATCGGAGCGTTTCTCGGAGGATTGAGTGACCACTTTGAAGGTAGATACAACTCATTATCAATTACAGGTAGACAAAAGATAGTTGATAAATGGAATAGAGATATTATTCAGATCGGTAATCAAATGATCAGAGGAAAGCCTAATGATATCCGTGCTATATTGGATTCAGATTTTGTGTCCAAGATTGACGGAGAAGAGTTGGGTAAGTTCTTTCGATTTGCCATTGAGTCAGCTAAGATAGATAATTATCTGGTTGGAGACTATTCAGCAGCTTCTTTGGAAAAACTCAGAGAATATAAAATAGCGTTGGCTCTCGAACAAGATGCTTCATCTTCCGGTGCTCAGATCATTGCCCTGACAACAAAGAATAAACAACTTGCTGAAATGAGCAATGTCGTACCCACAATGCAGAAACGTAGACTGTATGATGAGATCGCTGCGGCAACCTTCAATGATCCTCGTTTCAGAAAGCTGAATGAAAAACTCGGTCTCAATGAAAAGGATTTAAGAAAAGCCGCCAAAGCGCAGAACATGGTCACATTTTACGGTGCAGGTGAGAAGACAGGTATTATGAGTGTTGAGGGTAAGCTTGCCAAAATACTTGGTAAAGATACAGACACATTGGTCGTCAAAGCTTCAGATCGTGATATTGTCCTCAATGAGGTGTCAGCAAGAATTGCTCGTGTCGAAAGATATGATCCTGAAGGCGGAGCGGAACTCAGAGTACTTAGAGAGAATATTAAAAATGTTTTCAACAAAGGCTTAGATCCGGGCGATGATATTATGGATCAATTATTTTTCTTAGATCCAAAGACAAAAGACTTAGTTGAGAAGATGTCACGATCTTATGAGAGAGTAGTTACTCCTGAAGACTTCAAGACTATCGCCAAGATAATGAGTGAGAATCTGAGAGATCAAGTACCGATACTCAAAGACTTTACCAAGTATTTCGGAAGACTTGCTGAAGACTTTTTGAATAATGCTAAACCATCATCAAGTGATTTCGATTGGAAATCTATAGCTAAGGGACAAGTACTTGGAGATCGTAAGAAAGGTTATGTACTGCCTGACAGGATAAGTGAGATATTGGGGTTGAAAGCCGGTGAGCCTGTGAGTGAAAAACTTATTAAGCGATTCGGGTTTTGGAAACCCAATGGAACAATGGCTGATATCATATATGGTGTTAAAGGTCCGGACAATAGACGTACAGGGTTTAAAACACTTAAGCTTGATATTGCTCAAATAGATATTAATAAAGGTATTGAAGTCTTCACAGCAAATAAGATGCCGAAGAGTTGGACAAATGCTCCTTCGGTAAACTTTGATGGCAAGGTCATTGAACAGAATTTTACACAAAATTTTGAAGAGAGACTCAACTACAAAGACAAAGATGGTAAATGGGTTACAAACATTCTTCAAATACCGCAGAAGACTGAAGCAACATGGTGGGAACAAGTCATAAATAAATCTGGAAAGATCAATGACATTGCTGATGCCACTCGTGCCAGAACAGCTTTTGGAGTTAACATGAACCATTCCAATGATGCGACTCTTGTTAAGAGGTTTCATTTATGGGGTAGAGAAAATAATGTTCCCACTTCAACAATTCATGATGCATTCTTTGCAAATGCGGCTGATATGTTAAAGGCTCGAAAGGCTCTTAGAGAAATATACTCAACCGTATTGGAAAGAAATGTAATTCAAGATACACTTGATGAGATGCGATCTAGAGGTTTGCCTCAAGAGCTTTATGATAAGTATTTGAATGAAGCTAAGGATATAGGGTTAATCCCTATCCCTGGCAGGTCTGTCGTTGGAGGTAAAGTTTTGGAAGAAAAGGATATCTTGAAATTTGAAGATATTATAAAAGAAATTCCGGAAGGATTTAAAGATGACTATGGGTGGTATGGTATTGGGTAATATAAAGACCCCGTTAAATTAACCCATATTTTAAACAGTTCTGTGTAGTATTCTTGCTACACAAAACTTATTACAAATTTAATAAGAATTGTATTCTTATTCATTTTATTGAGTTGTACTCAAAGGAAAACACATGTCTGAAGAAATTATAGATCCTACTACATCTGAAACTGTTATTGTACCTCCCGCTAAAAAGGAAGACGAGGACTTGGTTACAAAGTTAGTTGAGGAACGTATTAATGAGAATCTTAAGCCTATAAAAGACAAACTGGACAGCGCCTATGCAGCCAGAGATGAGGCACTCAAAAAGATTGCTGAATATGAACAAAAAGATAGAGAAGCGGAATTAAAGAGACTACAAGATGAAGGAAAGCATAAAGAAGCTTACGAAATTCAACTGGCCGAAGAAAAAGCTAAAAGAGAAGTGCTTGAGAAAAGAAATGTAGAATTGACAAGAGATATCGGATTAAAGACCATATTGACAGGATATACATTTAGAAGCACAACAGCGTCAGAGATGGCTTATAAGGAAGTTATTGGGCAACTTATCCAAAATGAAAATGGAAACTGGGTACATCGTTCAGGCATTTCAGTTGAAGATTTTGTAAAAACCTTTGCTGAAAATGAAGAAAATTCTTTCTTATTTCAACCTAAAATCTCTTCAGGATCTGGCAGTTCAGGCATAACAACAACAAACACAAAAGAAGCACCTAAATCTATATTTGACCTTCCTCAAGAGGAAGTGTTAAAAAGAATTAGAGAGGGTAAACTTCGTTAAATAACAAACAAAATTTTAAGGAATAAAAATGACTATAAAGTCTTTCACAGGTGCTCTTGGCGATGCTTATGTATTACAAGAAGCGATTAGCGCATACTCAGATGAAGCTTATTCAAATGCGAAAAAGTTATCTGGAACAGGTATTGTTGGTAATAACCCTTTAATCAATACTGATACAGAAACTTTTATTGGTCAAGTTCGTTGGTTGAAACCTTTGAATCCAACCATCAATGTTGCATCTTTAACAGATGCCGCAGCAGGTGACAAAACTACTTTTGCCTCTGACTTTTTACGTTATGTTAAAAGTGTTCGTACTCACGGTGCTGAAAAAGTTAACATGCAACAAATTGTTACTCAATCAGATGGTCTTGCTAAGGTAGGGCGTGATTTGGGTGAAACTCGTGGTCAAGACGAACATGACGCAATTCTTTCTGTATTGAAAGGTGTTGCAATCTCTGAAGTCCTTAACGGTGCTTCTGCAGGTTCTGGCGCTACAGGTCTCGGTGGTCAATCTTTTGACAACGATCCAGCCGACAAAAAGTATGGTTTCTATGTCGATCTTGGCGCAGCGAAGCCTATTGTTGACGCAACTGTTTCTGTTCAAGGCGCAGCTCGTGCTGAAGGCTTTTTACAAGCGATCGGTAAAGCTTTCAAAGACTATGAGCCTGAATATGCTTACTTGGTTACTTCACCTGAAGTTTATGCATCTTTGCGTTCAGCAAATCTAGTTGACGAAATCGGTGTTGTTGACGGTAACATCATGTTCAGCACTATTTTTAATGGTAAATTCCGTATTATTCAAACCCGTGCAAGCCAAGGCTTCTCAACTGCTGAACTTACTAAATTAAACACAGGTGCAGGTGTTGATATTGTTGGTGCTAAAACCAGCTTTATTGTATTGCCTGGTGCTATTGCTCTTGAATCATTAATGGTTCCTGATTCAGTTGAAATATATCGTAATGCAAGCACTTACAAAGGTGGTGGTTCTACTTCTATTTGGTATCGTTGGGGTTATGTATTAGCTCCTGTAGGATATGATTGGAATGGTTCACAAGACAAATTCGTAAGCAATGACGAGTATAAATCTGTAATTGAGGGTGGTGTAGCTAAGTCTGTAATAGCCGCTACTGCAACTACTGCATGTACAGGTACTTGGACTCGTAAAGTTAATTCTGCTTTGTCTTTAGGTATTTTGCCAGTATTTCACTCTTAAGGAGTATTTATGGCACTCATTAAAGGTACAAACTCGTATGCGACAGTGTTAGAAGCTGAGACATATTTTTCAGACAGATTAGATGTTACTGCATGGACTTTAGCTTCTGAAGATCGAAAATCTCAAGCCTTGATTACAGCAACATCTATGTTGGATGATTTGACCTGGAATGGAGCTGCTACAAACTCTTCTCAAAGTCTAGCTTTTCCAAGATCAGGTTATTACTTTGATCCAAGGTTAGGAATTACTGTAGAAATGATCGGTGTTCCTTTGAGAATATCTGATGCTTGTTTACAACTTGCCCAACATTTATTGAACAATGACGGACTATTGGACGATACAGGTTCTATTATTGATTTAAATATTGGAGGAGTATCTTTGACTAAAATAAGAAATCCATCAAAGATCCCCTCAGTAGTCAAAAGACTAATAAGACCCTTGTTATCCAATACCACTATTAATTCATGGTGGCGGGCAAACTAATGAGCTATTCTAAACTTATTGATAAGAATATCGATCGTGCTTTCAAATTGGTAAAGGATCTAGCAATTATTGCAACTTTCACTAAGAGAGTTGATTCTACATTTAATTTCAATACCGGAATTGCCAAAAATACTTTTGAGAGTATAGACGTTAAAGTCATTACAAAAAATATTAAGAAACCTGCTGCTGAAAGTCATAATACTTATTCTCAACAGATAATGTTTAAAACAAGTGATATTCCAGATGTAAGATTGTATGATGCGGTCTTGATTGGGAGTATTGCTTGGAAGATAACAAAATATATTGGGAATGATACTTTT